GTGGAATTTCTTCTACAGTCACTTGCTCTTGAACTTCCTCAATGGCGCCAATTGCCATAAGGCGTTTGACAGTAGCGTTTTGACGCGCTTGTAGCCATTGCTGTTCTGGCACCTCTTGATTGAGCCCTGGAGCCAGTTGAATGAGGCCAGTTCCAGTGATAATGCCAAAACCACCTTCACGAGGCGGGTTTTCAAGATCCGGGCGGTAAGCGATTAGCATTGTGAAATGTTCTTAAGAACTGCTGACAGCTTAACGCCCTTTTCTTTCTAGGCTCAAGAAGAAGCTTGAACGTAGATGACGCTCTTGGGGTAGTACAGAGCCACGCCACCCACGCGAGCGTGAGCAGGGACAATGAACTCAAGACCACGCTGTTGAGCGGGGAACAGCTCAAGGGGCTGAGGGATGTGCAGTTGCACTTTCTCAGGGTCACGCTTGTACACCACCATACGGCTGGTATTCAGCTTGCCACCATTGTTACCCTTAGTCAGTTGGTTGATGGGTTCAACGTTACGGATGTAGGGGTTGGTGCGCAGGAAGTATTCCAGAACCGTCACGTCCGAAGAATCGGAGTTGCGGGTGGTGCTGACCTTGTTGTAGTCTTCGTAGCCCAGCAGGATGGTGTCGGGCTGCTCTTTCATCTTCGAGCCGTTGATGATGGCACTAACGCCATAATTCAACAGTTCGTTCATTTCTTGAGCAGTGACAGCAGCAGTGGTAAACCACTTATCAGCAGCAACAATGTCAACAGAGGAGTTGTTGAAGAAGCCAGCAAGGCCAACAGTGCTTTCGCCAAAGAGAGCAACGCTTTCTACTTTCTCTTCATAGGCACGACGCACTGCAGCAGCACGACGTTGCTCAAGGGCAATGTTTGCCATTTGAGCGGCCCGCAGTTCCTGAACGGTATAACCGAAGGAACCACCAAAGGAGCGAATGTTGATGCTCTTTTCCACCTGGCTGATGTCAGCACGGGGAAGGTCAGAAGCAGCGTCAGCAAGCAGACGGAATTCACCGGTCGAATCCATGATCCGATAGGTGAACGTTTGTGCGCCAGTACCAGCTTCACTGGTCACAGGCAAAATGGTCGAGTATTTGATGTCAGCGTACTGAATTTCAAATACTTGGGGACGGATGTACTCAAGCTGACGCTCAAGAAACAGGCCCGCCGTATCCATGCGAAAATCGGTCATGAGGGTGCTCCTATCAAGAATCGGCGGAGAGAGTGAAGCTCGGGCCGTTCAGCTCAAGAACTGCCAAACCGCTACTGGTGGTAGTGGAGAGGTAGCGAGCGTTGGAAAGACGCACGGTCTTGCCCGAAGCAAAAGCATGACTGAATTGACCAATCTTGCCAGTGCCGCTAGCCACATAAAGCACGCGAACAACTGAAGCAGGAGTGACAGCGCCAGTCACATAGACGGCAACAGCACCTTCGTTGGCTACGTTCATCACTTGCTGAACTTTCACACCAGGACGGCTATCGCCATTCAGTGCAGTTTCGTCAACATAAGTGAGAACATTCAGGCCAAGAACAGTGTCGCTAACGCCAGAGATGGTAGTAGCAGAGTTGGCAACAGTGCCAGCAGTGTTGTACACTTGCACACCACCGAAAGGCTGCACAACGGCAGTTTCGTTGATGTAGGTGCCAATGGTATTGTCGCGGATGTCAGAGAGTTGACCTTCGTTAAAGCGGTCATGCGTAAAAGCATAGCTTTGTTGCACGCCATTAACAGAGGCAGTTCCCGAGGCGGAAAAAGTAACGGCCATGGATCAGCGCTCCTTAGAGACGGAGAGGGGAGTTTTCCATGCGTTTTGCGTCCGTTCCATGTAGGAAGAGGGCGCAGACATGGGGGAAGCGATGGAAGCAACGGCTTGGCGTAGTTCTTGCGTGCCGGAATCGTCACGGGAACCAGCCTCAACCAAGGTATCGAACATGGCAGTAACGTAATCATCGGAACGAACCGACAGATCAGAATCACCACGAACAGCCTTGATGGATGCTTCCATGATTTCACGGACAGATTTGCCAGAGAAATCAAAAGCAGAATCAAGAGAAGGACGAGCTTTGTCAATGAGAGCAATGCGCTCTTCAACAAGGCTGTCCACGTTCACTTGCTTGGCGCTGTCAAGATCAGCCTTGAGGGCTGTATTCTCTTCAGCAAGAGCATCAGCACGACCCTCGGCAGAGTCTTGCTTGCCCTTCATTTCCTTGTGCATGGCATCCATTTCTTCCTTCATTTTGGAAGCTTCGGACATCATGCCATCGTACATTTTCTTCATGTCCTCGTAGCTTTTTTTGGCATCTTCCCGTTCTTTGGTGACAGCCAGAGCTACGCTCTCGGTCACCTCGAACTCGGCGCCATCAAAATTGACTTTGGCAGTCATAGACGGTTCCTCGATAGGAGTAATTAGAGAAGGATCGGCAGCATCTAGCCGGTCTAGATGTAGCTTCACTTGCGGGCCAGCGCGGCCCCTGCGAACAACAGCAATGTGATTTCCGCTGATTTCCT